AAATAAATTTGTGGCGTGTACTGCTTGTCGAGCATATACTGACTTGGCTTACCGCTACTGGTTTTATTTGGTAACTGATTGTAATCGGCAATTGAAATACGATTAAGCATTTGATCAGCCGTATCAGTGCCAGAGCTATCTGCTATAACTGCATCAATAATGTCTATCGTTCCTGCTGGCAATGTGTATGGAGTTGTCTGGTCTTTTACTAAAGTCAATGTGTTCTTTGACACCGTCCAGTAATTTATGCCTCTGTTAGCCCACTCAGAAAACAGTAGGTTCAAACTGCGTCTTGCCGATACAGCTTGATCACCTGTCCTAGTCTGTGGATCTATTCCGCACCGCTCGTAGGCTTCCGAAATAATCTCTTCAACGTCTGGTCTAAATGCTACCGTTCCTGAAGTTGCCATATTTAATACTCTTTAATTGCTCTTATCACAATCTGATAAGCATCACCTGCCGCACCAGCCCCTGTTGTCGTAAATTTAATGTCGCCAGTTCCACTTGATCCGTATGAACTACTTGTCGGTAGCCCTCCAAATTTTGAAAAGTCTTGGTATCCTGACTGACCTTCATCTAAATGCAAAACAATAACGTCTGTATCCGCATCCGCTAAAACTTCTACAGTCATTGCATTTATTACCCACCAACACTCAACAATTCTTATGCCAGTACATGTGTCGCCATTTGCGCTTTTAGTTAGACCAGAGACATCTATTTTAGAAACAGCACTTTCATTGCCACCGTCAACATATTGATATTGAAAAGCGTAAACAACTTCACGAGTGTTTTCTGAAATTTTAGTTGTCGTTGTAATATCTGCCACTTTACTCTCCTAATGTGTAGGTGAGGTTTTACCCCCACCTAATTAATTATGCGATTTGAACATATTCAATAATGAATGTGAACGATCCTGCTGTTGTCGCATCGACAGTATTTGTAATGTTACAGTAAATAGTTCTTTCAGTGTCTGTATATTGAACAGAAGCTGGTGCAGTTGTACCATCTTGTGTCTGAAGAACCAAAGTGGTCACAGTTACGTTATGCTCAACAACGGTTGTACCGCCATCAAGGATTTCATCAGTCTGAGCCGCAACGATTTGTGCGCCTGAGCTAGATGTTCCAACTTCGTAACCAATGTCACCAGTTCCAATCACAGGAGCTGTGTCACAAAATATCTTAATGTCAGTGATGATTGTGTTTGCTGGCTGAGTAAACTCACCAATTGTCGGGCTATCGCCAGCAGTAGTGTTAACAGTAACACCTGTCGCAAAGCCGACGTGTTTTACATATTTATTTGTGACAATACCTGTTGAGGCAATAACCGCTGTATCAGTGTATGCGCCTGTTGTAGCATTTTTAGATACTACTTTAAAACCGTTTTCGGAGCGTACTGCTCCTGTAAATGTTGTATTAGCCATGTGTGTCTCCTTGTCTTGGCTAGTGTCAGTTGAAAAATGCAACTGTCAAGGTGAAAAGGGAGGAGATAATCCCCTCCCTCAATTTTTTATTATGCGCCTTCAGATCCGAAGATGCCACGCCAGTCAGTGTGACCGAAAGAATATCTCTCACGGACTTTGTAGCGTACATTTCCAGTTTCGAAGTCACCTTCCATGCCTTTTTTCATAGGCGATCTTTGGAACATTTTCAAGCCGTCAGGTACGTCAGTCTTTACAAACCACGCATCTGAGTCTGTCAACCGACGCATAACATGTGCGCCATTAGGTAGGTATCCACCTGACTTAATAGCGTTAATGTCATTATCGGCTGTGCCTGTTCTCAATTGAGATTCCAACAGACGCTCCGCTGTAAATGTGTAAGCTGTCGGTATTACCAAAGTAGTACCTACTGCCGCAATTCGAAGACCTCTGTCATCCTTCATATCAGCAATGTTGATAAGAACGGACTCTAGTGAAGTCTCTGAAAGGTCAGCCGCTGTGCCTAACACATTTGATTGGTTACCATTTTGGGTTGGGTGTGATGCACTTAGTAGTGTAACACCGTCACCGCCTGTGTAACCAGCAGTTTGCGCGAAGTTTAAGACGTTTGCCGCTTTGATTTCCTTAGTGGAAGCCATTGAGCGTGCTAGTGCCTTAGTGTAACGTGAAGCAATTGAGCCATACTGACCGTCTTCTTCAGCTTCCTCAGTAACTGCGAAAGCTAAAGCAATTGTCTCATGTTGGTATCGCGCTGTCCATTGTTGCCCAGCATCATCATAAGAAATAGCCGCACCCTCTGTCTTAGTTGGTGCTGACCCAAAACCTGACAACAATACGTCTTCTTCAAACGCTTTGCTGGAGGTGTTGCTTTCAAATACTGCTAGGTATTCCTCTGGATACTTGTCGTATTCAAGACCGAAAAGAGTATTCAGCCCTGGCTCAAGCATTTTAGCAAAACTTGCTCTATTCATAGCCATTGTCTAACCCTTTCCTATATACCTGCTGAGTCTTTTAGGAGATGCTCATTAATAAGCACTTCCATGACTGCGTTCGCACCAAATGCATTATCTGGTGCATCGTGAAGAGCCATGATCTTACAGGTAGCTGTACCTGCCGCCATAGTTCCGCTAATTTCAAACCCAGATTGACCTGTTGTGGTCGAACCTGCTCCAGCCACGACATCGGCACAATTACCAATGTTAGTCTGTGCAGGAGATCCTGCGGATTGAACTTTGTACACAATGTACGGATCGTCGTAGATAAACAGTACAATATCTGTAGCTGTCGTTCCAGTCGGCCAGTATTCACTGTAAACATATGAGCCATCACTCGCGGTGTATGAACACCCATCAAACACACCGATGTTATTAGTTTCGGTGGCTGTATGTGGAGTTACAAGGCCAGTGCTTATGATTATGCAGAGATCACCTTTAAAGATGTTTTCTGCCAAACCACTTGCACAAGTGTACTTGTTTGTCCTTGGTGCGTTACCGCTCATGTGGCGAACTGGGATAAACCCAAAGGCTGCATCAACATTAGCCATTTTTTCGCTCCTTTAGCGTTAAAGTTTTAGTCTTCCATAGCAGAGTAATCCCTGCCACGGCTCGAAGTAGACTTTCGAGTCTGATGAATCGAATGTCCAGTTTTTCGTCCTAACGCATCAAGATCGCCTGTGACCGACTCATTTTGCTCAGAATTTTTATTTTGATAATAATCCTTCATTTGCCTGTGAGTCTCGATAGGCATTTCACAAAGTAACATGCCTTCAATCCCAATTGATCCTGCCCACTGTCCGTGGTTGATAGTCGGAAACAACTTATCTTTAACGGTTTCAGCAGGGCGTGGGTTCCAACCTTCGCGCATTCTTTTATACACGTTGTCTGGAGTATCCTTACCCTGAATCGAGGTAGCTATCCATCGTTGGGTCATACCTGGACGAGGTTCTGGTGAGTCCAACAATGATGGTGGTTTCCATGTCGCTTCGGAGCGAACTTGCTCCTCACGCACAGATGTTCGGGTTTCGCTTGCACGCACATTTCTATTCTCAGACATAATTAGCTCCTTTGCTGACGTTTGATTTCGGCCTCATATTTTTTAAGACTGTTTTCATCTGTTATACCAAGTTCTCTAGCCATTCTAAGTTGGTCCTGCGTCATGCGAACCCTGTTGCCTTTGTAGGATGAAGAACCGCCTGTAGTGGGGGCGACTGGTGGTCTACTTTTTGTTCTAGGTCTACTAGGACTTGATGGTGAAACTAACTCAGGAAATACATTATGTAAACGATTATTTAACTCATCGTAATATTCTCCTGCATTTTTATCAAATCCCTCTAGGTCTAATTGAACATCAATTGCCCTAGCTGCGGCAGTTTCACGCTCAAAACCTTGGGCGTTAAACCATTTATTTTGTTGCCACCAAGACATAGCTCTTTCTGGTGCTGGGTCTTGTGCAACTTGTTGCGCCCTACCCACAGTCGGTGAGACTGCCTGTTGAGCTTGTTGCTGTTTTTGCATCTGTGCAATCCGCATTGCGGCACGCATATCTGCCATTTGCTCCTGATAATTAACTTGAGCTTCAGTGTCACCCTCCTCAACAGCTTTTGTGAGAGCCGCCTTGGTCTGTGCGTAACGCTGATTAAATTGATTTTCAGAACTTTTTTTAGAACCTTGCTCAAGTCGGTCAAGCCTTGCGGCTAACTGGGCGTTCTGCTCCTGCATCTGCCTAGCTTGAATTTCAGCCTCACGACGCTGATCGACAAGTTTCTTGATTCTCTTCTGAACCTTTTCACCATACTCTGGATCTTTTTCAGGTTCTGCCTTTTTTTCTTCGACTGCTTCCTCGGCTACATCTTTCGCCTCCTCCGCAGGATCTTCAGTGATTTCAATTTGAAATTCTTCAGGCTCACCTTTTGCCTTTTTAATTTCGTCTTCGATCTCCTGAATTACTTCTTCATTTGACATGGTTTGCGACCTCCAAGTTGTTTACGCTAGATATGCGGCTATGTCGGCATCTTCTGGAAGGATAGACGTCAGTTCGTCATCGTTCAGCAGTAGAAACCTCACGCCATTGATTGTGAGTTTTTGACCAGCGTATTTACCATAGGTCACGCGGTCTCCAACTTTAGGACAGATTTCGGAACGCCAGCGTTTGCCAGTATCTCGATCTCTGTAAGCTAGGTCACCCATTGCAACAATTCTACCGTGAGCGGTTAAATACTCTTCATTATCTTTCGATATGGAGGGTAGGTGTAGGCCGCCCTTAGTTTGCATTTTTACTTGATTGGGTTGAACTAGCACTTTCCAATTTAATGGAACTGGTAGTTGATGAGGTTCTAAAGTTGTTTCAACTTCTTCCTCTTTCTTTAAGACATGTGGATGAGACATGTTATGCATCCTCTTCATTAATTTTTTTCATTGTTTCGCTGATAATGTCAGAGGCTTGACTTAAACCCTCTGCAATACCAACGTCTTTTTGGTATGATAAAAAGTCAGTATTCCGACCTAAAACCATTTTCTCAGCTATTGCTAGCCTCTCCCTCTCCAGGTTCTTTTTTATTCTCTGGAGCAGATCCGCTGTTGTCATCTTTTACCTTTCCAGACATACTTATGCCCTTGACGAATATTTTGACAATTTTCTGATCAGACATTAGTAGCCCTTTTTCTTACCTTTTTTCTTTTTCATGGTAACCTCCCTTTTCTTTATTTTTTTACGCTTACCTGGGCCTCCCCTCATGAGAGAACCAAAAGATGCCCTGTTCATAGCAAATTCCTTATGATTTGGCTAGTGCCACGTTTACCTATGAATACATATGAACCCCTATAGGGTTTTCATATTATTCATAAGCCATTTTAACGGAAAATATGAAAAAGTGTAGGAAAAGTATGAAAAGTATGATTTTTTTATATTTACCCCTTGTATCTGCTAGTGATTGCTATTATATACTAGATATCAACAGGGAGAAATATAATGAAACTATCAGATCAAAGAGTTGTTAAGGAACTTAACGAAAAAGTAATTGCGTCTATGAAGGAGTGTCGGGATAGCAATAAATCTTGGAAGCCTTCGTGGGTTGGCGGTAAGAGCGGTCTTGCCTACAACTTATTTACCAACCATATTTTTACTGGTGGTAATCAGCTTGTCGCATTATTCACAGGTGCTGATGATAAGTGGGCAACCACGTCAGCTCTAAAGAAAAACAAATTGAGCTGGAGAAAGGGCAGTAAGATGACTTGGTTTTTACGTCCTGTCACCATCACCAAAGATAAGGATGGCAATGAGCTATTAAAGCCATTCGTATTCTTTAAGCCATACCCAATGGTTAATGGCATAGATATTGTTGGCTTACCTGAAGAGGAAGTTAAGGAAGTCACTCTTGAGGAGAGACATCACATAGCCGACAAACTTATTACCAATTTAGGTGCTGAAATTAGAGAGACAAATAATGGCAAGTGTTTCTACGACCCAAGTAACGACTATATCCACATGCCTCACAAGCATAACTTTGAGTCTGTTGACGCATACTACTCCGTTCTATTCCACGAGATTGGTCACTGGACTGGACACAAGAGTAGGTTGGATAGACTTAACGCTGAAAAGAGCGAGGCAGAAAATGCCTACGCATTTGAGGAGTTGGTCGCTGAGTTGGCAAGTATGTACCTTGCATCTTACGTCGGGATTGACTTTGAGCCTACAGAGCAGAACGCCACATATTTAAATGGTTGGCTGAAAGCTCTTGAAAATGATACCACATTTATATGGAAGGCATCATCCTACGCATCAAAGATTGTAAATTACATTATTGATGCACAGGTAGAGGTAAAGAAGGCGGCTTAATACTATAGGCGACATACGACACCCCTAAAGGGTGTGTCGTGTCGTGTCGCCATAATTTAGGGAGAAATATAATGAAAAATATATGTCAAGCAATAGAAGAAGAGTTGAATTCTATACAAATTGCCGAAGATAATGGTAAGGATATCTACAAACAACAAAAAAATAGTGGTATGAGCATTGCCTTGTGGCGAGAAATTCTTTCTAATCCAGAGACTATGCGAATAGAAGCGTCTCTGGATTTTGCTGAAACATCAATGGATCTTGTGGACGACCTTTTAGGAATAGATGGTGATGATAAATATTTTACTCATGATTATATGATTGAAAGTCCAGTGATACTGTATATTCCAGATTTTAAATATCCTGAAAGTGACATAATTAATGATGGTGTGTTTGTTTTTCATTGGTTAGAAAAAAACTTTGAAATGCATGGCACAGTATATCATGCTTGGGTTCAATTTAAAAATAATAATTTTAAAAAACTTGCTATACCTATGTCAGCAGACGATATCGAGCATGCAAAAAAACAGCTAGATGAAAATTTTAAAGATAGACTTGAAACATTTCAAAAAAAGTTACAGACATTACACTTTTCACTTGCCGCAGTAATTTATATGATAAAAAGACCCAATTTTGTAACTCAAACAACTGTAAGTAATAGTGGTGGTGTTCGTAAAAGATTAGAAAAGAAAAAGGGAATACCAAGAGAGAGGTGGAGCCGTATTCAGTGGAACGTAGGTCAAAACGTCCAGAAAGAAGTTCGTGAGACAATGGGTGAGGAGCATTGCACTGCATTACACAGGGTGCGTGGATTTTACCGAAAAGCTGAGTCACATTATAATAACGTCACAAAAATTGAAGGTGAATGGTTTCAGTGGATTGAGCCTTTCTGGAGAGGACACCCTGCGTTTGGAATTGTTAAAAGTACATACGCACCCAAAATAGAGGATATAAAACTACAATGATACAGGAAATTTGGCAGTACAGTAGCCCAGATAAAATTCCAGACTGGTTGAAAGATCAGTCTGAAATTAGGCGTGGCAATGGCAAGTTATATGTGTTTACAATGCAGGGAGAGGTTCCTGCTGAGTTAGGTGACTGGATATCGATTGACTTGCGTGGTCACTTATTTGTCACCAAAGAAAAACCAAAGAGACATAGAGGGTTTTTTTCTGGTTTAATTAATAGATTTTTATAAGGAGATACACATGGCAGTTTTTGGAATGCAATTCACGGCTGATGAAATTAGTACAATTACCAACGCCCTGGAGAACGTAAGGCAGACACCCGAAGTGCAAAACCTACACGCTCGACTACTGAGCTTTATGGAAAAGGCAAATAGAAATCTAGGATCTAAACTTAATAATTAAGGTTTCATCATTGCCTTATAAATTCTAAGGGCTGTCTCTTTGTCTATTTCTTTATTTTCTGGAATAGATCCATATGCGGCTGTGCCACCCAAAGATGCAGGGGCTCCATATTTGGTTAACAATTCCCCCAGAGAGCCAAGGCTTTCTCCTGCATACGCTTTTGCAACTTTATATCCTTTGGGAAGTTTTCCAAGAGTGCCAGCGGTTATAGCCTCAAAAGGAGCCGCAATACCTTCTAAAAATGAAGTACCCATTTTTTGAAATTCAGGCATTCTTCTTTTTAATTCATCTTCATATTTATTTTGTATTTTTCCATCTTTGTCTTTGTAATAATATTCACGAGAGTATTTAGAACCCCAACCCTCTTCAGCCATTTGATTTTCAATTTCATCTCTTGCTCTATTTATTTTATTATAAAACTTCCAACTATCCACCATATCTAAAGAGGGATTAACAAGTGCAAGGTCTAATGCTCCTAGACCTAAGTTTCTGTTTTGATCCCCACCAAATAAAAGTTTGGCATATTCTTTGCTTATACCATATTTTTCAACAAAGTCTCTTGCATCTCTACGGCCTTCTCCAGACATGTACACATTGTCAGGAAGGTTTTCAAACATTGTGCCAGTGCTAGAGTATGTCGGCCTCTCAGAAGCCTCCTGTTGCATCAGAGCCTTGTATATGGCTGGGTCTTCGTACTCTAGGAACTCTCGGTCATATTCGTCTTGACGTGCCACTAGACCTGTCCTCCTGACAACTCACGCGCTAATATTTTTAGTGTCTCGGCAAATCCCTTGTCGAGTTCCTTAGCTGCTATTGCAAATTTGCGTGGGGATATGTCATCTGTATCCAGGCCACGACGCTTTAGGAAACTCTTAGCCGCCCTGATTTCTGCCTGTGCTACTCTTTTAACTGCTGCTTTTGCCATTTCTCACCACGCTCTACACGACCAGTATCGTGCCTTTGTCTTTGGACCTGGGTTATCGCAGTTATGTCTAGCCCTGAAATTAGACCTACGCCCCTTCTGGTTCTTTTTTATACGCATATTTGGATCACCAAAGGTTACACGCTTTACCTTATCACCGTCCATTACAAAGACAACGGACTT